GGTGGCAAGGCTTTCTGGAGTTCGGAACTGAATAAGCAGATCAAGATTATGGACGCATTGACTGAAGAAGTAGAAGAGGCTGCATAGCATGGCCGCTCTCAAGACCGCAAAGAAGTGGATGCCTTGGAATGCTTGATATAGTTATTCATGATTCAGATCATCCAACAGTCGAAGGTGACTGGGGGTGGTCTAGTTATGATACAAAAGAGATATGGGTTAAGAAAGATTTACCTAATTTAGTTAAAGCGCATGTAACAATGCACGAGCTTTACCACGTTAGAGATCCTATCTTTGATGGGTACTGGAAAAGAGAACTGAGGGCTAATATTTATGCGTTCTCTGCAGCACCTATAGGTGGGGTACTATCATTGATACTATCATTATTTACTTCATATCGTAGAAAGTTTTATTTCAACTTGTTTAAGGCTAAAAAGTGATGTCAAAAGAAGAACCGCAGCGTAGAGCCACAGACGGTCAGTGGCACCTAGATAAAAATATATCGGTAGGGCATATGATTTCAACACTAGCTTTCATTGTTACTGGTTTTGCCTATGTCAGCGCTATTGACACTAAAGTAGAAAAGCAAGAAGTTGAGATACAAGCATTAAAAAATAATATGAGTAATGAAAGAGCTGATACTAGACGTGTATTAGATCAGCTAAGAGACGATATGAAAGGTATAAGTGTTAAACTAGATAAACTCATTAATAGAGCTTTAATTAGCCATAGTAAAAAATAAGGTATACTACTATGATACAAGCATTGATAGGGCCAGTTAGTGATCTGATCGGTAAGTTTGTTGAAGACAAAGATAAGAAGAATGAGCTTGCACACAGTATTGCCACAATGGCTGAGAACCATGCGCAAGAGATCGCCTTGGCTCAGATTGCGACTAACCAGGCTGAAGCAAAGAGTGGCAGTCTGTTTGTTGGTGGATGGCGGCCCGCAGTGGGTTGGGTTTGCGTGTCTGCATTTGCTTACCATTATGTTATTCAGCCAATACTTATGTTTGTTCTACTTGCTACTGGAGTTGTACTACCCGAGCTGCCTCAACTAAATCTAGGTGAGATGATGCCGGTACTGCTTGGAATGCTCGGTCTTGGCGGTATGCGTACTATTGAGAAGTACAAGAGAGTGCATCGACCATGATTCATATACCTCACCTAAGGAGCATGATCATTAGACCTTCACTGATGAGACTAGGTATGTGGAGTGAAGATGCAGAAGAGCTACTATTAGGTACAGCTATTCAAGAGTCTAAGGGCGGCACGTACTTTAAGCAGTTAGATGGTCCTGCGCTAGGCATATTTCAGATAGAGCAAGCTACGCATAAAGATATCTGGGATAGCTATTTAGACTACAACTTAGACATAGCTAGAAAAGTCTCTCCTATAGGAATGAAAGATAAAGCTAACTTAGTTACTGATCTTAAGTATGCTACTATGATAGCACGGTTAGTTTATTCAAGAAGACCTGAACCATTACCCAAAGCAACTGACTTAGAAGGGTTAGCCGCGTATTGGAAAACTTACTATAATACTAAACTAGGTAAGGGTACAGAAGAAGAGTTTATTTTCAACTACAACAAAGCTTTAGGTAAATAAAATGGACGTGACAAGACCGCACAGTAGTTTATTCTTAACTCCAGAGTTAGAGATAGCTAGGTATAGATATGACAGAGTTAAGCCACTAAACAAGTTCGGTTACAACGCTGCCTACAACATGGTTCTAATAAAAGAGAAATAACGTGCAGATTAGTACATTTAATGGTGGATTAAACACCAGGATGGAACCTCATCTATTAGCTTTAAATGAGGCAGTAGAGTATTCTGACATTGATAGCTCTACTGGAGTATTAAAACCAGTAAATAAAAATACTAATATAGGTGAGGCTGTAGATCCTTACTTTTGGTACTTCAATTCTGCTTGGTTAAGTTCTGCTACTGCTAGAGAGTATGTAGAATACAAGGATAAACTATACTGGACAGAAGCTAGTGCTTCAGCTAAAGTTTATGATGGAACTAACACATATCAATTAGGTATAACTAAACCTGCAAGTGCACCTTCTGTAGCTACAGGAGCTGCTGGAGTTCTTACAGGTACTTATACTTATGTAGTTACTTTCTACGACGACTCAACCGGCGTAGAATCTCAACCTAGTGTTGCGTCTAGTTCAGTTGCTCCTGCTAGTCAGCAAGTAGATTTAACCAGTATTCCTACGTCTGCAGATCCTCAAGTGGATAAAGTAAGGATCTATCGTTTAGGCGGTACATTAACACAGTATACTCTAGTTACTACTATTAATGAAGGGACTACTACGTACTCAGATAACATAGCTGATACAGCAGTAGATGGTCATATCTTAGACTCACAGAACTACCATGAAGCTCCAACAGGACTAAGATATCTAGTAGAACATAATGGCGTATTATTTGGTGCTGTAGGTTCTAAGCTATACTTTACTCCTATCGCTACTCCATACGCTTGGGGTGAGCTTGATTTTATCGACTATGCGGCAGATATCACAGGTATTGGTTCCACCCCTACAGGTTTAGCTGTATTTACAGATTTGACTACTTATATAGTTACAGGATTAACCCCAACGGACTTTGAGAGTAATATTTTTGACGCTAATCAAGGTTGTGTTGAGCACGCCACTATAGCTACTTTAAAGGGTATGCTAATCTGGCTGTCTAATGATGGTTTATGCATTACTAGAGGTGGTCTAGTAGAAGTTATTTCTAGACCTAAATTAGGTAAGTTATCTGTAACACCACTTAATGCTACAGTACATGATGATGTATATTATCTAGCCCTAGCAGATAAGTTAATTGCATTTGATATAAGATTTGAGCCTTTGTATAAAGAGTTTACAGGTACTTTTAGTAGGGTAGGAGCATTTAACGATACTTTATACGCAGTTATCAGTGGCTATGTTAATACACTATTTACTTCAGCTAATCCTAAGACAATGACATGGAAGTCTCCTGAACTAACAGAAGGAGATATAGCTCAGACTAAAATATACAAGAATGTATACATACACATATCAGGTCAGTTGACGCTAGAGATTTTTATCGACGGTCTTTCAGTTAAATATACTAATTTAAATGGTAAAGGTGTTAAGGACATCAACATACCTCAACCAGCTGAAAGAGGTAGTACTATCCAGTTTAGGATAACAGGAGTAGGGCAAGTTAACTCTATTGAGTATAAAGTGTTAGGTAGACAAAATGGCAGATAAAGAAACTCTTGACAAAATTAAACAGTTAGAAGCTAGAATAGCTAAGTTGGAGGACAACTCTGATAGCAACGCTTTTGTAGTGGTTCCTGAAGTACCCATTGATGTCGCTAATAGTTTAAGCTTGCGTAGATTTCTATTAAACCAGGCAGATTACATCGCTTCATTAGTTAAAGCAAAGCGCATATAAGCTTATTTTATATGCTATAAAAGCAAAAATATGATATAATGTAGATATGGATTATTCAATAAAAGATATTAGTGAAGAGGAGTTTTTTCTCCTCGCTGCACTACACCATAAAATGGTGCTAAGCTCGCCTTTTTCTGTAGACTCTGTCATGGCTTCTACTGAAGCTTTATTAACAGTGATTAGGGCACCAGCTTCAATAAAGCAAGGTCTGTATGTCTACAATGCTGATACTAATTCGCATACTCTTGTAGGGTTTATGACAGGTTATGCAATGACGCAAGAAACGTACTTCTGGGCAGGACTGTATGTTGAGCCACGGTATAGATCAGGAGTTAAGTTGCTTATTGATCAAATAGAAGAACTAATTAAAGCACTAGGATTCAAAGCTATTGAAGCAGACGGAGTTACTTCCGAAGGTATAGCTATGATGGAACGATATGAATACACACCTAAGATGACAAGGTACAGAAAGGAGTTAGTATGGGCGGAATAGTTGATTCGATCTTTGGCAGTAATGATCCACCTCCTGCACCAGACTATGCGGGTGCAGCGCAAGTTTCTGGAGAGCACGCAGTAGAAGTAGCTGAAATACAACAAGAAACTGCTAGAGAACAGATAGCATCAGCTGAGCGTATTGCTGCAGCTAGTACTGCTACACAGCTAGAAGCTCTTACAGCTGCTCAAGCTATTGAAGAAAGGAACGTTGCTCTTGGCGAACGAGGTATTACAATCCAAGAAGAAGGTTTAGCTTTCCAACAACAGCAGTACGCAGACTGGGATGCTATTTATGGTAACCTCCAAGAAAACATTGGGGACTACTATAAACAGTTAGGACCAGAAAAGATTATATCGCAAGGTTTACAGTCGACTCAGCAAGCATTCCAGAAGAACCAGGCCGCATTGCGTAAGACACTAGAGCAACGAGGTTTGTCTGGCAGTGGTATTGAAGCGGCGGCTGAAACAGGTTTAGCAGGTCAAAAAGCTATAACTGAAGCAGGCATTAGAGCTACTGGTGAAGAACGAGCTATGGCACAGAAACAGCAATTCTTAGGTCTTGGTTTAGGTCAAGGCTCTGCTATGTTGGGTACAATTGCACAGCAACAAGGCACAGTCGGCTCAGCGTTTCAATCTGCAGGGCAACAAGCATTGCAAGCAGGCCAACTCACCCAAGGAGCCTTTGGTGGCGTAGCAGGTGCTCAGCTATCTGGAGGTCAGTTAGTTCAGCAAGGTTACGGTACACTAGGACAAGCGCAAGGTGGACTAGCAAATATTCATGGCAACTTAGCCGGTAGCTATATCTCTGGTGGTGCTAGTATTTATGGTGCACAAGCTGGATATCAAGGCGGAGGTCTAGGAGATCTATTAGGTACGCTTGGCGGCAGTTATGCAGGATCAGCTGCAGGTTCTGCACAAATAGCGTCCTTTTTTAGCTAGGAGAATAAAATGAGTTTCGGTAAAAGTTTCGCTAAAGCCTATGCTACGTCTGCTGCAAATACAGCTAAGACTGAAGAAGCTAAAGCTAAGCAGATAACAAGTAGGGCAGAGGCCAAAGTTAAACGTGATCAACTAGTACTTGATATGGCTAAAGCTGGTTACAGCATGGGTGCTGGAGGACAGTTAGAACGTTCACAAGTAGGAAGAGCACAAGATGAAGTGCTACTACAAGAGCTAGAATTTCAAAAGCAACAAAATGCAGCTACACGTAATAAGCTAGCTCTAGTTGATTCTGATCAAGCTATCATGGATTTTACACAGTCTGGAGATGCTACTGATCTACAGAATATGTTAAATAATAACGATACACTAAGACAGTTATGGTCTAGTCGTGGTGTACAGCAAGTATCAGCTATTGATTGGGAGCATGATAGAGCGCTGCTTAAAGAAGCAGGATTACCTCTATTTTGGGCAGATAGTCCTGAAGATCGTGAAGAAGCTGGTATGGATAACTACTGGTTTAAGATTTCAGATGGACAAAAGTGGTCTATTGGTTCTGTAGCTTCTATGACCAGAGATACTGGTGCATTAAAAAGACTATCTAGCACTAAGTCCAGTATCTTACAAGAGCGTTTAGATAGCACTAAAAAGAAGATGAACCAAGGGGCATTTGAACAGAAAGTAAACTTCATATATAAAAATACTCCTGAGAATGTACGAGGGGGATTAAATCCTCAAGAGACTAGGTATAACATTATTCAAGGTCTACTAAAGTCTAAAGATCCTGTATCTACTGCTTATGCGCAAAATGCAGCACTACGTGCAGAAGCTGAAGGGGTTTCTACAGATGAGATTATTCGTAGGGATGAGGCGCGTAAAACGCCTGAACCTGCAGTCAGTCCTAAAGTAAGAGATAAAGAGCAGCTTATAGAGTATGCTCAGTCTAGACTAGGTCTAGAAGGTCAAGCTGCCGTAGACTATGCAGAACAACAGACATCGCCTAGAGAGTATGTACCTTCTGATATTAAAGAACTAGACGCAGCAGAACAAGCTAGAACTAAAATGGTTGAAGACTTTGGAGGAGAGGATCAGTTCTTTGCTACTGATTTCAATGAACCAAAGAACTTCCGCAAGGCCATAGGTAATGTTGAGCGTATGGAGAAATTGGCAGGAGTTGAACTTAGCTCAGCTGATAAAAAGAGTATGCAAGATATCAACTCATTGTTATCTTTAGGTGAGCCTAGTGCTAAGCTAACTAGTAGAGAGACTGGCATTGTTGATAACTTCTTGAAAGGTATTAGAGAGTATATGACAGATAACGTGGAAGGTACAGAAGCTACTGCTTCATACAACACGTTTAGAAATAGTGTGCGTCATGCACTTTATGGTGCAGCGTTAACTCCTGCAGAGATTACCTCATTCAACCAAGCATTCGGTACATTAGGTCAGCAGTTAGGTCCAGTAATAACTAAGCTGCGTACTTCTGTAGGCCAGGTTAAGGCTAAGCTAGATACAATAGCTAGACTAGGTAACCCTTATACTGCTAAAGTTCGTCTTGGTGTCAGCCAAGAACGTGTAGATGAGATTATCGGTGCATTAGATCAGCGTTTAGACCTAATTGAGAATGCAAGTAAACCGATAAGTGAGCAAGTAAAACCTAGTGTTGACTTAGGATCTGATACTACTCCTTTTGACCAGTTACAGTGGATTAAATAATGGACACAAAGATTACCACCCTACAGGACACTCTTAAAATAGGTTATGAAGCTTATGAAGAATCTCGTGAAGAGGCACGTGAAGTCTGGAATATGTACCATAACAGACAGTATACAGATGAACAAATTGCGGTTCTAAAAAATCGTGGTCAACCCGTAGAGACTTTTAATGTCATTAAACTATTTGCTCGTATGCTTATAGGTTACTATTCTACTGTGCTTAACACCGTTAAAGTTAGCCCAGAACAGATGAATGATATCCCTACTGCGTCTGTGCTCAATGATCTAGTTAAGCATACTATGCGGGTTAATAACTTCGATACTGAAGGCGATAAGCTAAAGCTATCTGGTTTAGTCTCTGGTATTATGTGTAGCTATATCGATGTAGAAGACACAGGTGAAAAAGATGTCTTTGGTCGTAATATCAGACAGATCAGTATTAACCATGTACCTGATAGCGAGATTGTTCTAGATCCTCTAAGTCGTCTTGAGGACTACTCTGATGCGCGCTTCTTACATCGCTATCGCTGGTTGAGTGATGATCAAGTGGTTAAGCTCTTTGGTAAAGAAAAGCTAGAAGAGTTACTTGCTTATGAGAATCATTTAGGGCTAGACGAGTCTGAGTTCAGCGCCACATATAATGGTGAGTTCACAGGCCGTTATAAAGTCTTCGATAACTATCTTATAGTTCATACTGTTATCACAGACGATGAGGATAAGACTTGGTCTATCTTCTGGTCTGGTGACGTAGAACTAGAACGTAAAGAGATTACATATAAAGAAGTACGATTCCCTTATCGTGTGCAAAAACTACATACTTCAGACAATACTGAGCATTATGGAATCTTTAGAGAGGTAGTTGAGACTCAGAAAGCTATCAACCAAGCACTGATTAAAATACAGTTGATGGTTAATACACAGAAAGCTTTCATTGAAAATAATGCTGTAGAAGATATGGCAGAGTTTATCGATGCGTTCAACAGAGTTAATGCAGTAATACCGGTTAGAGATTTACAAGGTATTAAGATAGAGAATATGAATCAAGAGATCATTAACCAGTATGTGGTTATTGATAAAGCTCTAGATCGTATCCAGCGTATCTTAAGTATTAATGATAGTTTCTTAGGCATGGCTTATGCTTCTGATTCAGGTCGTAAGGTTAAACTACAGCAGAATGCAACAGTAGTAGCTTTACGTTATCTGACTAATCGTATTGACCAGTTTTACCAACTACTAGGTTGGGATATAGTTAATCTAATGAAGCAGTATTATACTGCATTCCAGGTTATCCGTATAGCTGACGAGATTTCTGGTGATCGTTGGGTTGCAGTAAATCAGCCTATGCAAATGCCTACAGGTCGTATTGGACCTAATGGACAGCCAGAGATGGAATTTGCTTTTGAGTTTGTAATTGATCCAGCTTCAGGTGAACGTGAGATCGATAGTGATGGTAACTATATAGTAGCTCCTATACCTGAAGAAAGCACTGAGATTGCATTCACAAATGTAGACATATCTGTAGAGTCTGTTAGCTATAATGATGAGGATGAAAAGACTCAGTTAATGTTAGAGTCTATTTTGGCTGGTCCTGTAGGTCAGATGTTAGCTCAAACTAATCCAGCAGGATTTATGCAAGCTGCTAGCTTAGGCCTAAGAACTATGAAGACTAAATATTCTCCTGAGATCTCTGGTATATTCGAGCAAACTGCTATGATGCTGTCTCAGAACCAACAAGCACAAATGCAGGCTATGCAGGGTGCTCAGGGTCTTGGGGGTCAACCTGGAAGTCAAGATCTTAAACTACCTCAGAATACTAACGAGGGTGCATAGCTATGGCTGGTACATTAGTTAAACACGGAGCAAAGGCACTTTCTAAACTTAGTGAAGTTCTTCAAGACTTACCAGAAGATTTCATAACAGCTACCTCTTCAGTATACAATGCATTAGTTAAGCGTGGTGTTAAGCCAGAAGAGCTAGAACACTCTGGTATGAAAGATGTGCTAGAAAGGGTGGCTAAAGACCCAAGAGGACTTAATAGACTAGGTAAGCACGAGCTAATAGGCATTGACAGTATGCGAAGCGATAAATTTGCTCGCACAGAACGTGATTTATTAAGCGCTGCAGAAGAGGGCCATTCTACTTATACCCAAATAACGTCTAAAGGGTTCGAGGACCCTTTAGAAGCAATAGAAGACTTTGGGTATTCTGAGAACCTTTATAGCTTTACCTCACCTAAAGCTGAGGGTTTTAGAGATCCTCACTTTACTGAAGCTACTCCTAGTGCGCAAAATTATTTGATGCATACTAGGACTACTCAAAGGCCTATTGGAGCTTCTGCGAAACAAAAGTATCCTTGGTCAGCTAAAGAAGAAGTAGGCGATACCCATGTAATTGAAGAGATACAGAGCTTTAGACATCAGAAAGGCTCGCAAGAAGGTTATCGTGTTGCAGAAGAGGTAAAAGAACTTCAAGTAATTCGGCAACAACTAAAAGGGTTCGATGCGGAGAGCAAGCGGCTCAAAGAGGAAAGCGACTTACTAAGTAAAGAAGTAGATAAAAATATAACAAACCCGGATATAGCGCTAAAGTTTTACGCTAAAGTGGACGAACGAACACGTTTATGGAAAGCGGCAAGTGATTGGGTAAGACGAGAAAATGAACTTATTAAGATGGCTCCCTCAGCACCGCTTAAAAAGAATTGGCTACGTAAAGCTATCGAGCAAGAGATATTAGTGGCTAAAGATAAAGGGCTCACCCAAATAGCAATACCTATTAAAGGACATCCTGGTTTAGTTAGAGGGGAAGGAGTGCAAAAGCATCAGTATGAAAGACAAGTGCCTAGTCTGTTTAAAAAAATCGCAAAAGAGACAGGCGCAGAATTTAAAGTGCTAGCTGCTACAGAACTTCCAAAACTTCCAAAGTCTCTTGACAATCCTGCAGAGCTACTGCGTGAAATGAAGGAACAGCGTAGGTTTAGAGACTTTCTTTCCAATGAGTACATTGCTAATAAAAAAGCTTCAACTTTAGAAGAAGCAGTAGAAGTTTTTCAGCAAGATCCTTATAACGCAGTAAAGATACAAGATTATAGGCAAGAATTAATAGAATCTTCTGGCACGCAATCCCAATATATTTTACCTCGCTTTGCGCTAGAGAAAAAAGTCGACTACGCTATATTAGACCCAACTAAGTCTAACTTGGATAGTTCTCGCTATGCTATACTAGATTTTTCTAAAGCTAAAACTGATTTTTATCGCTATGCTGTGCTAGGTGCCCCTACTAGCGCTGCCACCCAACAAGAAGAATTTCAATTTCCAGAATGGACTAAATAACCTCCGAGGTAATCGTAATGCCAGAAAATGCACCTTACAGTATAGATCAAATTAACCCTGATACTGTTATCCAAGCGTTAGATCAAGACATGAGCCCACAAGATATATCTGCGGGTTTAGTTCAAAAGTTTAACCTAGATCCTAATGAGACTAACCAGTTTATCTCTAGTATTATGACGCAAGAAATTGAGCGTCGTAAAAGTGTACAAGTAGCTGAACCTGAACCACAAGAGCCTTTTAGTATACAAGATACTGTGCAACGTGGGCAAGATATGGTACAACGTACTATGGGTGTATTCTTTGATGACGCACAGATACCAGAAGAAGGAGAAATGGATTTATCAGAATTTACTGCTACTGCTGATGCTTTAACTAGAGAAAGCATGGACATACCAACTATGATACGTGGTGGATTTTCTCCTGAAGCTATGGCTAAAGCTAGTAGTGACCAGACCAAGCTAAACATGGGTATTGCGGCCATAGCTCAGAAATATGGCTTGCCTGTGCAGTTTAATCCTGAGACTAATGAAGTAGGTCAGTTTACAGCCGAAGGAGCATTTGAACCTCTCGACGTAGACTTCTTTGATACAGTAGAAGCAGGTAAGTATGAACTTGGTGGAGCTATTGCTGGCGCTAGTCGGGGTGCGGCTATACCAGGTCCGCTCCCAATTAAAGCTGCTGGTGCTGCTGTATTTGGTGCCCTAGGTGCAGCGGCGGGTAGAGGAGCTGATATTAATGCTGCTGCTAAAGCATTGCAACAAGTAGATGATTTAAGCACAGCTAAAGTCTTTAACCAGATGAAACAAGCAGGTATTGATGATGCTACGTTTACTGCTATACTAGGTCCAGCATTTAACCTAGGTGCTAAAGGAGTTAGGAAAGCTTGGGACTTTGTTTCTGGTGGTGATAGCTCAGGTGCTCGTAGAGCATTAAAAGATATCATGGGTTTGGACCAGACTCAAGTAGATGAGATCGTTGAACTATTTGAGAAGCATACTACGGGCGATTTGCCTAAGTCTAAAGCCGCCCAGGAAATTGAAGCTATTGGTATGACACAGCCAGGTGGTGAAACATTTGCTGCACCTGCTATGGCTATTGATCCTACTGCTAGTGCACGAGTAGTTAGAAATATTTCAGACCGTGCTGAAAACTTGTTAGCTAGTTCTAAAGAGCTAAGCTCAACTAATGTAGCTACTGTACTTAAAGATGAGTTAGGTGCATATCAAGGTAAAGTTAAAAGCTTTTACGCTGCTACTAAGAATAAAGCAGTTGAAGAAGTACCATCTAGTTATCAGTTTGATTATGAAAACTTAGCTATTAGACCTTTACTTGATAAGATAGAAAGTAAGATAACTAATCCTACTGTTCTTGAGGCGTTTAAACTGCGTATAGCTAAAGCTCGACTACTAGGAACTAAAGCAGAAAAGACAGTAACTAAAAAAGGTACAGAGGTAGCTACTCCAGTTCGTCCGACTCCACTAGACGCAACAGGAGAGCGTATACTACCAGAAGGCACCGCTATTACTTTAGATGAGAACCTGAGGTCTTTTGAGAACTTGTTAGAACTACGCCAAACTATTAATAATTTTAAGTTTAATAAAAAGCTTAGTTCTGCAATAGATCGTGCTGGTATTGATCATGTGCTAAGTAAAATAGATAAAGAAATTTCTACTACTACTGGAAAGCATCTTACTAATGCCTCAGCTTGGAAGACGGCGTGGAAGAAAGCTAATGTTGAATATGCTAAGATGTTTGCATTAGAAGAGAATATTTTAGCTAAAGCTCTGCAGTCTAAAGGTATGGAGCCTAAGCAACTAGTTAAACAATTGTCGAATAAAATTACTTCTCCTGATGGTACTTTTATGCAGTTAATTTCTAAGCTGCCTCAAAAAGCTAGGGTTAATATGGAGGGGGCTGTATTAGATCATTTAACTAATAAGTTTACTGCGGGTTTAGAAGGACAGACGAGAGCAACTCATTTCCCTATGCTAGCTAAAGAACTAGATAGTATAGCATTCTCTACACCTGAAGCTCGTCAGCTTAAGCGAGCGGTTAAAGAAATGTCTGAGGTATGGCGTAATGACGTTAACTTAGCTAAAGCGTCTGGAAATATCTCAATCCCTAAGTTCCAAAGTTTCTTAACAGTTGATCCTGTAATGAGAGCAAAGTATGAATTTGCTAGTAGCATATTTAATGGGATTAAACGATTGGCTCCCACTCAAAAAGGTCGCGCATTAGCTCTAGTAACTAAAACAGGTAAGGTACTTGAGAATCCACTAAATGCCAAAGATATTAATTCTCTAGTTCAAAGCCTTGGAGAAGATCCAGCTATGGCAGATAAAATAAATGAGCTAGCTATTACTTATGCTAAGTTTGGGCAAAAAGATCTTGCTGCGCCTAAAGTTAAGATTTATCGAGCTGCCACAGATAGTACTAAGAAAGCTAAAACAACTGGTGAACTAGGTAAAGGGGTATACTATGGTACAGAACACAAGGCAGCTGCTGCACAGGCTAAAGGTAAGGAAGGCGTCAAGGTCGTTACTGAAGAAGTGCATCCCCATAGAATCGCCGATTCTGAAGCTATTAAACAAGTCACTGGACTAGAAGAAATAACTCCAGAGGCAATTCGTGGCATTCCTGGACTTGAGCAAAAGTTAGAAAATAAAGGATTTTTAGGATTTAATGTCGGAGATAAAGTCATTTTGTTCAAGTAGATCTTTTACTTCTTCTAGCGACCATACAACGTGTGCTTTGCCCCCAGCTTTATTAATTTCATTTACATGGTGAAGTTGTAAAGCTGAGGGTTTATTTTTACCTACTTTAACTTCTAAAGCAAGGAAAGTACCTAGTGGCGGTACGCATGCAATAATATCTGGTATGCCCGATCTATTAGTGCTGATAGTCTTGAAACAATATACTCCTTGCTTCTTAAGATAGTCTTGTATTTTCTTCTGTAATTGTTGTTCATTCATCCTAAGTCCTTGATTTATAAAGATTATTTGATTTTATCTGGTCTCCTGTATGGTCCGTGGTCGAATCCAAATATAGGCCCTGATAACCATATTAGATTCTAAATTAAACTCGATCACGGAGCACACAGGAGGTCGATATTCTTAGGTAACTAAGTCAAATCGAATACCTACGTATCTTGGCAAGAAAAGTGACCACTCTTTAGATACAGAGTCTTGAATAGTTGTATTGTATTTGACTTCTATATCTTTACCAATGTAAGAACTAGGTGACTGGTCTCTATCTTTATCAGTTAAGCCAGAACCTACACGAACTCTAACCTGTTTGCCATCTACTGTACCTTGGCAAATCAAAGCACCGATGCTTCCTTCGTACTTACCTGTTCCTTCTTGTACATCAATACATACTAGTTCTGTTGACTTTATCTCTTTCATTTTTATCCAATCTTTAGAACGCTTAAATGAATAAAGATGTGAACTAGACTTAAGAACTAGACCTTCGAAACCTTGAGAGAGCTTATCTGCATATAGCGCTTCTACTTGATTAATATTGTTTACTGGGGTAGTCTCGGCTAATTGAATGTAAGGGTTGTTAATCGTATTAATCAACTTTCTTACTAGATTAAATCTATACGTATATTCCCAAGTACACTTGGTTGACATAAAGTCAGCGTAGTCCATTGCATCAAATGCTGTAAACTTTAGTTTAGTCTCATCTATTTGTGTACCGTGCATAGCTGAATTAATCCAACCTGATACTTTAGTTCGATCTTCCATTTTACCTGATAGGCTAGTTATTTCACCATCAAGAATAAACCTAGCTTCCGAGAATGAACTCCTTACAAGATTCGCAAATTCAGGCAACCATACTATCTTACCACTTCGTGTTCTAAACTCTACCTTAGTTCCATCGACTAAACACACTAGACGTACACCGTCATATTTTAGCTGAGCTAAAGCAGGAAATTCAACTTTGTCTAATGGTACTTCTTTAGCTAATTGCACTTTAAACTGTGGAACTAAACCAGGAAAAACTTTATTAATAGTTGTAGCAGTTATGCCACACTCTAGATCTTTACGTACAACTAACTTAATTAGGTCTCCAAAATCTGCTGCAAACTCTTGTATTTTATCGTATGCAGCCATCCCTGTTATTTGCCTGGTTCTTAGCACTTCTAATAATCCAAACATTAAATCCTCTGGTTCTTCTAACCAGTCCCAATCAATTTCACCTAGTTCTTTTTGATGATAAACAAAGTAAGGATTATACGCATAGGCTAGTACCAGCTTTTCCATTTCATTGGCTGAGTGCAGAATTAGCTCTTTCTCTATTCTACTGTTTGTTGCCTTTAACTTTTTTAGTAATTCCATTAGATTATATTCCTTTCAAATACACTGTCAACAAAGTTTTGTTTCTTTTCAGTAACAGTATTATATACTTGGTCTGATATAGCATCTTTAACTAGTATATAGTGTACTGTTATTGGATCGGTCCTATTTTTATTAGCTTGTCTAGCTCTCCTTTGGGTATGTCTAGCTGTTGAAAAATCTTGGCTATATATGACTAGATTACGAATATGCGATAAGTCAACACCTTCTGCAAAGCTAGTAGCTTGTAATATAACGGCTTTAGTAAATTGCTCTTTTAGCTTAACACCTTCACTGATATAGTTGTACATAATAACTAAGTCACTATGGTCACCCCAAATTGCTTTAATATAGTCGATCTTCTCTTCATTAGCTAATACTCGGTTTACACCATCTATCTTAGCTACACCACCTTCTAGCATATGCAAAGAGACTCGAAGCTTCATAACTGTATCAGCTACTAGGTCTAACTCTTCTAGAATACGATCTTTTTGCAGTCTATTATAGAGCTCTTTAGTTTTTTCACTTAATTGGATATAGTGTAAACTATCTACTGGTTCTTGCATAAAATCTAACTCTTTACGGGTTTTAGTAATAAATAAATGCTCGCAACAAAGCAATACTTCTGAGTTCTTTACTTTATTATACTGCTCTACTTGTCTGCTATTAAGCCAGATCGTATTGGGAAGCCCATAAGTTCTAAACCAGCTATAAGCATTAGAATACTTACGCCAAGGACTCCAAGTGCTAAGAGCAAACTGATGGTACAAAAGGTGAGGACCTTGTGCATAAGGCGTAGCCGATATATAAATAATAGGCTTCTCTTCAGTAAGGTTAGCAATGTCCTTCCATAGTTTAGAGACTTTAGGAAAGCCTGATATATAGTTATGTGATTCATCTAGTATTATTAAGTCAAATATTGAAGGGTCTAAAAACTTTTTAGCTTGGTGGTAATTAGTTACTGTGTATTGTTTCATATGAGGAAATGCATTTAATGTTTCTTGCCATCCTGCTAATGCCTTCTTTTTAGTTATAACTAATACTCTACTAACTGAAGATTTCTCGCATGCTAGTATAGCTGTTAATGTCTTTCCTGTACGCTCCTCCATAGCTAAATAAACTATGCCATGAGCCCTAAGTATTTCTAGGGCATCATGGCTTAGTTGCTCTTGATAGCTATATGGGACCATTACAGAACTGGTTTGTTCTGACAAGGTATCTCTCCTTTAGCATAGTCACATTCGTTAAAGAAAGCGCAATATTTAGGAGAGCACAAGTAGTACTTAGGATTCCCTCTAAATAGTAGTTCTAGTGGCACTGTATCTGTTGCGGCTAAAGCCATTACGCTAAGCATTTGATTAACTAAGAATTTAGCTTGGTCAATCTTAGGCTCCATTTCAAGGATATGTCCTTCTGGTACTTTCTTAAGTACTACACCTTGAATAAGACTATGCTCAATATTATAACCATGCTCCATAGCTAAATATTTATAGATAGACTGCTGTGTTGTATAGTTAGATACTACTGGTTTACGCTTAGAAGTTTTTACATCCGCGATAACGCTGTCAGTAAGATAGTCAATAGTACCACCAATAGCACTGATAATAGGATTTCCACTAATTTGCACCTCCAAAAATTTTTCAACTGCTTTAGGTATAGGAGTGAACGGAACAATGTCGTCAATAAAAGCATGCACACCTTGCACGATAGTACTTTGAGCAGTATTTGTGTCTTCACCTTGGTCATAGTATAGTTCATCTTGTTTGTCTATTTCAGTGAATTCTTCAATAGCTGCATCAACTAACCAATTCTTATTTGTGTCTACTGTCTGCTTAACTATAGCATCATTCCACATTACTTCTGCAGATTTATGAATAGCCGTACCGATAGCTGCTCGAGCACCAGGAATAGACGTACGACCTTCTAAGAAGACTTTAGCCCATTGTAATGGACAGTTAACAAAGTTATCTATCGATGAAGGACGAATACGAATATCTGTATTGTTAATTTTAATGTTCATTTAAACTCCAAAGTTTAATTAAATGCTTAGCTTGACTAGTAGCATCATCTAAAGCATTATGAGGCGTGCCCTCAAACTTATAATCCAACTCAGGGTAGCAAGACTTAGCTGTACGATAGCATCGGTCTTGCCAAAAATCCCATGGCTCAATTCCTACAGCTTGACATGCAGAAGCTAAGATAACATTATCAAAGTTACCTCCATTACCCCATATTGCTTCGATGTCACCAAAAGAGCTAAGCCAAGCCATAAAGTCTTGCAATACCATAGTTAAAGAATAAACAGGAACGAGATTGCTAGTAAATTCTTCTCTAGCTTCCTTACTTTGTTTCATCCACCATAGAATAGTCGAAGCATCAACAGTTAATCCTGCATCCATACATGACTGTAAGTCTATAACGCGATAAAAAGTATCTGGTGATATAGAAGATTTATCGAACTTGACTGCACCTATAGCTATGATAGCAGCATTACTACGTACTCCCATAGTTTCTACATCAATCATTACATTCATCTTAATCCTCCAGTTTGTCTTCAATTAGTTTAGCATAGCCAATAATGTCATGCCAGGAATCTTTATAGTTTGGATCTCCATTAACTATACGACTAATCTTGTGACAGATCATTTCAATGGACTCTTTTTGTCCATCAGTTAGGATATCCCAATTAACTCCTAATCGTGCAAAACGTTTCATGCCTTGCCCAACAAGACCATTTTGCTCTAGCGTACCATAACGAGAACCACGCTCTTTTAGCGTATTATCAATAGTTGGAACGGCTACGCCTTCTTCATGAAATGTTAGTGTTTCTCCCTCTTCAAAACTAATACGTTGGCTCATCCAGTTAGAACATTGCGCACAACTGTCACATTCTAAGTCTCTTTTTGCTTGTTTATCAAACCTACAAGTATCGCAAGTTACTAGTCCTACATCAGTCATTAGTTTCTCTCCTGTCTAAAATTTCTTGTAATACTGGTTCAGGTCGAATAAAACCTGCCCCTTTATCTATATTAGCTTTAACGTGTGAAGCAACTTTTTCTTCACTCTTACTTTCATTACTGTTGCATACTACTTTGAGCGCCTCTATGATTTGTTCACTACTTAAACCCATTTTCCACATAGCTCCGAAAGCTACATATACAAGATCTAATAAAGCATCAAGTTCATCTACCTCTTCTTTCGCATGATAAAACTCTAATAGTTCTTCCCTAAGAAGATTCATAGCTAGTTCTTTATTAAACTCTTGCTCATACCGCTTAGCATTCCACGTACATATTCTTTTTACTTCATCCATTATGCTTTTACCTCGAAACTAAGTTTAGGTCCATGCTTGTATTCACGGATATCTATCATGGTAGGTAGGAACTCTTCAATAGGCATCCCAGCTTCTGCAATTAGTTCGTACTTAGGTGGAAGCACTCTATAAAGTTTCTTACAAACGTCTAAGTAGTCCTTAACTGTATCCCAATGCTCTTCATAAATATGGGTATCACCAAAAACCATAGTTACTTTACCAGGTGTTAAGCCTACCTCATTGGCTATAAGAATATTCCATGTTGCAGCTAAGATAGCATCCGAAGGTATACCTACCATAGTATCAGCAGAACGTTGATACCAAATCATATTCAGCTTCCCATCAACAGATACATGCCACTGATACAAGATATGGCAACAAGGCAAGCTAAGATCAGCGAGGTTTTCTGGATTCCAGCCAGTAACCAGCATTCTTCTATCGTTAGGATTATTTTTAAGGCTATCGCGAAGCATATCAAGCTGATTAGTCCCATTCCAATCTAACCAAGCGTTTCCATAGTCCAGTTTAAGTTGACCACTATCATCTGCCCATTGACCCCAATAATTACAACCGAATTTTTCAAAATCATCCACACAAGTAGGTCCTCGAAGCATAGCAGCTAGTTCACCTAATACACCCTTATAATACATCTGACGACCTGTCAATAAAGGAAAGTAACCTTTATCAAGTCCGCCAATTTCTAGAGTTGTTGCGAACATGGATTTAGTTCTGCCATTACGACCTTCTTTAACCTCTCCATGTCGCATGAGCCTTCCAACTAGTTCTTTATACTGATTTTCAAATGTCTTCACTTATATACTCCAATTTTGTCATAATTTTT